TGAGGGAAGAAGCGCAGCGTTACCGCGACTGGAAGGCTGATGGCGAAGCTGGCGGCACTGAGGTGGCCGCGGCCAGAGCGCGTCAGATCCTGAGCGGTGATGAACTGAGCGCCGACACCGTGATCACGATGGCCGCATGGTTTGCGCGCCATGAGGTTGATAAGCAGGGCGAGGGCTTCAGCCCTGATGAGGATGGATACCCATCACCCGGCCGCGTTGCATGGGCGGCATGGGGCGGCGATCCCGGCCAGAGTTGGGCTAATGCGAAGGCCGATAGAATCAAGGCATTGCAGGATAGAAAGATGGAAGAGGCGCGGCCTTATCCAAATGAGCACGCTGCCCGCATGACTGATCCCGATCAGTACGACGAACTGCGCCGTGAAAACAACGCTGGCGGTGAGGGCGTTGATTTTATCTATGGCATCAAGGAAGGCGAGAGCGAGATTCAAGCAGTGCGGTTCGATGCGCAGCAGTTCACGCCTGACGAGGCGCGGCAATGGCTGGCTGACAACGAGATGGATCCCATCATGTTTGAGGAGGCCACCGGCGAGGAGCGCACCATGCCTGGCATTGGCCGCCATCAGCGGGCTGAGCTAACCACCTTCGATGAGGTGGAGGATCGCACCTATGAGTTTCCCTTCAGCTCTGAGTTTCCTGTTGCCCGTTACTTCGGCAACGAGATCCTGAGCCATGACGCCAAGGCTGCTGATCTCAGCCGCTTGAACGATGGCGCACCGCTGCTGTTCAATCACAACCCTGATCGCGTGATCGGTGTTGTTGAACGCGCTTATATCGATGGCAAGAAACGACGCGGTTACGCTCGGGTGCGGTTCAGCCGCAACCCATTTGCTCAGGAAGTCTTGAGCGATGTCAAGGATGGCGTTCTACGAAACGTCTCCTTTGGTTACTCCATTGACAAAATGGAGGAACGCGGCAGCGGCGACTTTGTTGCTACTGCCTGGTCTCCTTATGAGGTTTCGGTTGTGTCGGTGCCGGCTGATCCCGGCGTCGGCATTGGCCGAGCCCTTGAGGCCGAGTCCGCTGCTCCGGCAGCACCAACACCCGATCCCATTCCTTCAATGGAAAACACCACCACTGATCTGGCCGTGGTGCGGGCCGAAGCCGCTGAGGCTGAGCGCTCCCGCATCGCTGGCATTTCTGCACTGTGCGACAAGCACAACATGGCCGATCTCGGCCGCCAGCTGATCGAGTCTGGTCGTTCTATCGACGAGGCTCGCGCTGCTGTGCTCGACAAACTCGACATCAAACAGGAGCCTGTGACCATGAGCGCCGCTGAAATCGGCCTCACCGAGAAGGAGAGCCGCAGCTTCTCCTTCCTGCGTGCCATCAACTATCTCGCTAATCCCACCGATCGCTCGGCTCGTGATGCTGCTGCATTCGAGATCGAGGCATCTGATGCTGCTGCTGCCAAGCTTGGCCGTCAGTCCCGTGGCATCACCATTCCTCAGGATGTGCTGCGCCGTGATCTGACGGTTGGCGCTGCAACCGCTGGCGGCAACCTGGTGGCCACCGAGCTTGATGCTGGCAGCTTCATCGATCTGCTGCGCAATGCATCCGCTCTGGACCAAGCTGGCGCCACCGTGCTGACCGGCCTGACCGGTAATCTCGCCATCCCCCGCCAATCCGGTGCTGGTACCGCTTACTGGGTGGCTGAATCCGGCTCGTCTACCGAGAGCCAGCAGACCGTTGATCAAGTCAGCCTGACCCCTAAGACTGTTGCGGCCTTCACCGACTACAGCCGTCGCCTGATGATCCAGTCCTCCATCGATGTGGAGAACATGGTGCGCAGCGATCTGGCCCGTGTGCTGGCACTTAAGATCGACTTGGCCGGTCTCTATGGCACTGGCTCCAACGGTGAACCCCTCGGCCTGAAGCTGACCACCGGCATCGGCACCGAGAACTTCGCCGCTGCAATCCCCACCTTTGCTGAGGTGGTGGCACTTGAGAGCGACGTGGCAACCGCCAACGCACTGCTCGGCAGCCCCGTTTACCTGATGAACGCTGCAATGCGCGGCGGTCTCAAGACCAAGGCCAAGGATGCAGGTTCCGGCCTGTTCGTCATGGAAGGCAACGAGGTGAACGGCTACCGCGGTGTGCTGTCCAACCAAGTTGAATCTGGTGATCTGTGGTTCGGCAACTTCGCTGATCTGATCATCGGCTACTTCTCTGGCCTGGATCTGATGGTTGATCCCTACACCCACAGCACCTCCGGCACCGTCCGCGTGGTTGCGATGCAGGATGTGGACATCGCCGTTCGCCACCCTGAATCCTTCAGCCGCGGCAACGACACCCTCTGATCATGTTGATCAAGGTCCTACGGCAAACGATGCTGGCGGGCCGGGTTGTCAGAGTTGGGGAAGTCCTCGAGGCTTCCTCCTCTGACGCCAAGCTTCTGATCGGTATCGGCAAAGCGATTGAGACGACTGCCGCAGTGGCAGATCTGGTTGAGACCATTGCTCAACCAGCACCCAAACCACCATCCCCCCGACGGAGGGCTAAGCAATGACCATCCACAACCTCGGTTCTAAGACCGATCTGCTGAGCATCCACAACAACGCAGTGGTGTCCGCCACTGGCGCTGGCACCCCCGCCAACGTTGATCTGGTGGATTACGAGGGCGATGTTGCCTTCATTATTGATGCTGCCGCTGCTGGATCTGGCGTCACCCTGACTGCCAAGATTCAACACAGCAACACCACTACCTCGGGTGATTTCGTTGATGTGACCGGTGGCGGCTTCACTGCTGCTGCTGCTAATACCGCATTCCGCGAGAAGATCTACCTGAACAGCAACGACCTGCGTCGTTACGTTCGCGTGCTCTTCACCGTGACCGGCGGCAGCGGCACTGGCGCTGTGTCGGTGCAGGCTCTCGGCTCTAAGAAGTACAGCTGATGGCGTTCACAGAGAATCTGGATGAGTTCTTGGCTGATTTTGGCGTCAACTGCACAGCTGGCGTCATTACGGCTAAGGGCATCCTGGACATGCCAAGCCAGGTGATCAGCGATGGAATGGTGCTCACCACTGACTTCACGCTGACTGCCAGATTCTCCAACTTCGGCAGTCTCGTTCGCGGCGATTCAATCACCGTGGACGGGACTGCTTACACAGTGAGAGAGACGATGCTTGTCAGCGACGGCAAGTTTGTTGAAATCGCACTGCAGAAGACATGAGCGGTCCTTTCAAGGTCAACACTCGCAGCCAGTGGACAGCGCTCAATCCAGTGCTGATGGCGGGAGAACCTGGCGTTGAAAGCGACACCAAGAATTTGAAGATTGGCGACGGCCGATCCTCATGGGACAAGTTGCCATATCACGGCTGCCCTGGGTACTGGGGGTCCTTCTGGGATGAAACATCACAGGTGGCAGCCCTAGCCAACACGGCCCACCCCATCAAGCTGCGGCAATCTGATGCGACAAGCCGCGGCGTGAAGATCATCTCAGACGGTCGCATCACAGTCGACCATCCAGGGATTTACAGCATCACCTTCTCAATTCAGTTCAGCAACAGCGACGCTCAGATTCACGACATCAACGTATGGTTGCGCAAGAACAACGCCGGCAGTCTTGGTGATGTGCCGGCTAGTGACAGTCGGTTTAGCATCATCTCAAGCCATGGCGGTATTGATGGCAACGTGATCGGCACCGTGAACTTCGTGATGGGCTTGACCACGAACGACTACATCGAGCTGATGTGGTCAACAAGCAACGTCACTGCCTACATCCACGCAGAGCCTGCCGGTAGCAGCCCGACACACCCCAGCATCCCCGGCATCATCTGCACAATGGTTCAGGTGGCATCAGCATGACAACCAAGCGCGAGCAGGTTTTGGCAGCGATCCGCACGGCGCTGACCGGCACCACCGGCGTAAGCACGCGGATCTATCGCAGCAGGGTCGAGCCGCTGACTAGGGGCGAAAGCCCAGCCATCGTGATCGAGCCGGTCACCGATCAGGCGCAGCAGAACACCAGCCTGCCCACCTTGGATTGGAGCCTCACTGTGCGGATCGCCGTGATCGTGCGCGGCAACATCCCAGATCAGCAGGCTGATGCAACGGTTGAATCAATGCACAGCAAGCTGATGGCAGATCTGACCTTGGGCGGCGTTGCCTATGACATCCAGCCAAGCCTGGTCAATTTCGAGCTAGTAGAGGCAGACCAACCCGCTGGCGTGATTGCCTGCGATTACATCGTGCGCTATCGCACGCAGGTTGCGAATCTAAGTGCATGATGGTGGCAGCTACGATAGAAGCTGAGCAGGGCCTCGGCGCCCGTTGATTCAACTCTGGGGAGCCACCAATGGCATCAGTTCTGACACGCCGGCGCCTGATCCTGGCAAAGATCGAGACCACCTACGGCACTGACTCAACACCAGTAGGCAGTAACGCCATCCTGGTGCGCAACCTTGAGATCCAGCCGTTGCTGTCCGAAACAGTGAACCGCGAGCTGGTGCGCCCCTTCCTTGGTCAGTCTGATCAGCTACTCAGCCAGACGCGTGTTGAGGTCTCGTTTGAGGTTGAACTGGCTGGCTCCGGCACTGCTGGCACCGCTCCGGCTTATGGGGCAATTCTGCGGAGCTGCGGTCTTAGCGAAACGCTAGTGACCAGCACGAGCGCGACCTACGCGCCAATCAGCAGTAGCTTTGAAAGCTCAACCATCTACTACCACCAAGATGGCATTCGCCACAAAGTGACCGGCTGCCGCGGCACCTTTGAGATGAATTGCGAGGTGGGTCAGATCCCGGTGATCAGCTTCACGCTAACTGGCATCTACAACGCACCGACTGACACAGCGCTGCCGACACCTACCTACAGCAACCAGGCGACGCCTGTGATCTTCAAGGAAGGCAACACGACCAGCTTCTCGGTATTCAGCTATGCCGGTTGCTTGATGAGCTACAACTTCAACATGGCCAATGATGTGATCTACCGCGAGCTGGTGGGGTGCACCAAGGAGATCTTGATCACAAATCGGGCACCTAGTGGCACTGTGGTGATTGAAGCACCGACCATCACGGCCAAAGATTTCTTCACTATTGCAACCGGCACAACCACCGGCAGCATCACCTTCCAGCATGGTCAGACCGCTGGCAACCGCGTAACCATGACCACGGCACAGTCTGATCTAGGCAACCTTACCTACTCAGACCAGGACGGCATCCAGATGCTCAATCTGCCATTCATTGCGGTTCCGACCTCGGCAGGCAACAATGAGATGAGTCTGGTCTTCACCTGATCGCATGGCATTTGTCCTCAGTCAATCGCAGAGCTACAGCTGGCCGGTGGTGATCCGCCTGCCGGCTGATGGCGGTAAGCGTGAGAAGTCGACATTTGATGCGGTCTTCAAGCGATTACCGCAAAGCCGCATCAATGAGATCCAACAGCTGGTGCAGCAACGCCTCAAGGCTGCTGAGCACAACGAAGATCTGGACAATGGCGTGACAGATCAGAGCATTGCCGATGAGCTGCTCGTCGGCTGGTCTGGCGTGGTGGATGCTGATGGTGATGATGTGCCATTCACTGAGGCTGCCAAAGCCCAGCTGCTTGATGTGCCCATGGTGGCTGGCGCATTGATTGGCGCATACTTCGAATCACTGGTTGAGCAGAAGCGAAAAAACTGATCGGCGCCGCTGAGTATTGGGCCAGTGGCGCAACGATTGATGAAACTGAGGATGACGCAGCAGCATTCGGGCTGGTGCTGCCAGATCTCAGTCAACGCAACGAGCACTACGAAGTGATCGCTGATGCGTGGCCAGTGGTTGAGCTGTTCCTCAGGCTGCAGACGCAGTGGCGTGCTGGGTCATCCGGCATCGTCGGATTGGACTATGGCGCTGTGCGATGGGTCATGGATCTGTATCAGGTCGACGATCCACGCATGATGCTTGAGGACCTGCAGGTGATCGAGGCTAAAGTGGTTGAGATCGTCAACAGCCGCAAGGATTAAGCCATGGCGTTGGACATGACTACGGCTCTGACCATCAGAGCCAAGGTCGATGGCACCAATGAAATCAATGCGCTTAATGGTGCACTGGGCAAGACAAGCCAGCAAGCCACTAGCGCAGCAGGCGCATTCGGCAAGCTTGGCCAGGTAACAGGCAATATCACTGCTGGCTTTGGATCGTTGATACCGGCAGCTGCATTGGCCGGATTGACTGCCATCGCAAAGCGAACCATTGATGAAGCAGACAATCTGAACGACCTGAGCCAGCGAACCGGTGTGGCTGTTAAAAGCCTCAGCCGGTTTGGCAATGCTGCGGCTGACAGCGGCAGCTCGGTTGATGAGGTTGCCAAGGCGATGAGCCGACTGGCACGAGGTGTTGTTGATCCTGCATCCAGCGCATCGCAAGCGCTGAACAAGATTGGCATCAGCGCGATTGATTCAAGCGGCAAGGTGAAGAGCCTTGATGAGATCATGCTCTCGATCTCGGATGTCTTTGCCAAGCTGCCAGATGGCGCTGAGAAAGCAGCGCTCGCGCAAGAGTTGTTCGGCAAGAGTGGCGTCAACCTGATTCCGCTATTGAATCAAGGTCGTGAAGCTCTCAGTCAATACTCAGCAACCATTGACACAGGGCTGGCACAGGCATCAGATAAGTTCAACGACACGCTGAACGCGATTGGCATTGCCTTGGCAGGACCATTCAGCGAGGCGGTCACTGCATTACTGCCTGCTATCACTTCAATCGCCGAGGCACTGGTGGGCCTAATCCAAGGATTCTCGGCATTGCCTGAACCACTGCAGTCCGCCATTCTTATCTTTGGTGGATTGGTTACTGCCTTTGCTGCATTGGCGCCAGCTATCTCCGCAGTGATTTCAATCATCACCACGATCGGCCCGGCCATCGCTGCCATCATCCCGGCGCTGACCGGATCGGGTGGATTGCTTGCTGCCATCGCTGCAGTATTCACCGGACCTGTCGGCTGGATTGCTCTGCTGGTCGTAGCAGGCGTTGCGATCTACGCATTTCGTGATCAGATCGCTGCAGCATTCAAAGTGATCGGTGAGGTGATCACTGCTGCTGCCAAGTTGTATTACAACGTTTTTATCAAGCCAGTGGTGACTGGCGTTGACATAGTGATTCGCGGCATCAAGGCAGGATTCAGCTCGCTGGCCAGCATCTTGACTGCGCCATTCACAGCGGCGATCAACGTCATTAAGGGCGTGTTCCGTGGCTTGCTGCAGTTCATCGCCAATGGCATCAACACGGCAACACGTGGCATCAACGTCTTAATCGCTGGTTACAACCGCCTGCCTGCGCCTGACATCCCGACAATTCCACAAGTCACAGTCCCCGCCTTCGCCGCTGGTGGTGTCGTCTCAGGTCCCACCCTAGCCATGGTTGGTGAGGCTGGTCCTGAATACATCATCCCCGAGCACAAGATGGCCAAGGCCGCGGCCAACTATCTCGGCGGTTTGCGTGGCCGTAACGTCATCCCCGCATTCGCAGAAGGTGGTGTCGTCGGCGCGATGGGTG